TCTCGCTTTCGGTAAGTTACCGACATCAATATAGAAGATTCTTCTTTCAGGAGCTCTTGATATTCTGTAAATAACTAGAGCATCTTCTAACATTCTTAGTTGATTCACAGACTTCATAGCCTTATGTAAGTAACCAACTACAACTTTCTGATTGTAATCCATTAGACCCGAAGTTACATGAGTTACGGCATCAGCACTGATTCTTACTGTTTGACCAGTATTGTTACCAGTCTTATCAAACCCTTCGTCATTATAAAGATAATACTCAGCGGTCTTCTTAATAAGATCAACACCTGTCTTCTCATCTTTCTTCTTTTCTACTTCTCGAACCTTTCTGATCTTCTGAGGATCAATAGGTCTTAGTCCTTGAATACCTTTTTTAGTATTCCCTGTATCTACCATCTTATGAAAGTAGATTCTTCCATCAACATACCATTTTCTGTATATGTCGTGACTGAGTTCTCTAAATCCTAACAATTCAAGAACTTCATTGAATTCGGCACGAATTTTTTCCTTGATACCATCTGAGAAGTGATTGACTCTATCCAAGTTAATCGCTACAGGAGCATCCAAATCATTTGAAGATAGAGATTCGTTAACTATATCTTCGATTGCACTGTCACATTCAGGTACTAAAGCCATCGCTCTGTATCTACCAACAAGGTCAGCTTCGGTTTTTACACCACCTTCCATGTCAATAAATTGACCAATGACTCCACCCGTGGCTGCGAAACCACCCATCGAGTCGTCTTTACTGATTTCAATAACCGACCCATCATTTTGAGGTGGAACGAAACTCTTTGCTCGAGTTTCGTCGCCCTTCTTCCTCTTTATCTCTATTCCAAATATTTCCATACTAATATTTATATCAGTTGAATAGTGTTAAATTACACAACTCTTTCGAAATGAGAGTAAGCAAATGTCACATCACTAGTAGTTAGTGCGTCTCCACCTTCTGTATCTAATTCGATAGCAGCTAGTGTTGTCGGCCACATATTGTAAAATTCATATGTTGCCAAGACAGCATCGTCTCTTCCTAGTTGTGTAACAGTAGCTTTATCTACCATATATTCATATCCTGTAGAAGTCAATGTTGAATCTGCCAATGGGACAATATCTTGCATCCATTGTTCAACAGCGGTTCTAGCTGAGAACTCTGTATCATTGTAGATAGTAACAGACCAATCTTCGAAAGTTCTGTCTCCAGCCATTTTGATAGAAAGACCCTTATACTTTAACTCTAATGGAGTAATAGTTTGGCCTGGTAACGCTGCAGTCTTACATAAGAACTGAATTTTACTACCTGTTCGTGGTATGAATACCTCGAATCTATTATTCCTTGGACCAGCTCCGATTAGGTTTGCTTTAAATTGGTTTATAGTTGCCATTTTCTAACCCTCCTATTGTGCTGTTTCTTGAGCTATTCCAGCTGCGCCGTAGACTTCTTCAAAATCTACACCACTCCTAGATGCTACAAAAGTTAAAGTAATGAAATTGATACTTCTCGCTGGCTTCACAAAGATGGAAGCTACGAATTGTGATGCATCAACAACACCTGCTGTGTTATTAGTCTCGTCACAGATAACTGAAAAATCATAGATTCCTCGTCTACCTTGGACTGTTCTAAGGAAAGGTTCAATAGCTGCTCTGAAATTAGCTCTTGTAAATGAATCGTTAAATTCAAATAGTTGGAACTTGGCTGCTGTTGAGATAGCTTTCTCTAACACGATGAACAATCTACGAACATTAATTCTTGAGAAAGCACTTCCAGCATTACTGATTAGTGTTTTGTCTCCGAATAATAGTGTTCCTTGTCCAGGAAATGTAACTACTGGATTAACCCGAGCTTTATAGAGAGTGTCTCTATTGGCTTGTGTTGGATTAAACGCTAGTTTTGTTACACCAAATAGTTGACCACGGTTGAATCCTGCTGGTGAATACCATGCATCGTTCGTGTAATCAGTTCTGGCACAAAGACCAGCTACTGCTCCGTTGTCTGGTACATAACAATACCTGTCATTGTACCTGTCGTATATGTATAACCAGTTACTACTCATTGAGGCGTAACTTGAACTATTTAAAGTATCTGCGGTTGCCTTAACATTGGTGGCTCCAGTAATACCAGAGTCAACAACATCAGACTTAAGTGGTGAAAAGAATACGACGCAATCTTTTCTGTCTTCTGCTATGTTCATTAATTGGTTGTAGTAACTAGTTGCTTCTGCTCGAGTTACAACTGCTGAACCACTACCGTTGTCTGCTTGACCAGACCCAGATATGATTAATGAGATATCTTGGTTGTCTGCACTACCAAAATGTGTGTTCCACGCTGTTATTTTTTGACCAGTTGTAGGTTGTCTACCGTCTGAACCATTCGTAAATGATAAAGAATCTGGTAAAGTACCTGTACCGAAGGTAACACCCGCGGCAGCTGCCCCTGATGAACCAAAAGTAGAACTATGATCCAACCAGTATACATAAGATGATTTGTTTTCTAGAACTGTAACATAGTAGTTAGTAGTTCCGAATTCATCTTTAGCGTCTGAAGCTTTTGATAAAGCCTCGTATGTTTCTAAGACTGTTCCAGGAATTCCTGAAATTAGACCGTCTTCGTCTGTAACAACGATATGTATCTCATCTGTAACACCAGCTGATGATCTACCACTTGCGTATGTAGATGTACCCGGCGCTTTACTGAACAGACCAGCGTGTTCCCACTCTCTTGATATGTTAGCACCAGATGAAACTGCTACTGCCAATCCTTGAGTTGAATCGTCTTCTTGGGCTATTGTTACTGTTGCGGCTCCAGTAGCTCCTGAATCAAATGTGATTGCAGATATTTTGTATCTGACTACATCTGAACCTATCGCTGTAATAATGTCACCAACTATGAACTTCTCACCTAAAGTTACTTCAACTGAAGTTCCTAAGATAGCTGTTGTTCCATTTGTTGTTGTAACAGTTGTTGCCGCGAAAGCTGCTGTACCACCACATGCCTGAATTTTAAGTGAATTACCTAAAGCTCCTGCATATCTTGCCCCATAATTTCCAACAGAGGCTGCACCCGTGTTGTAATTATCTCTATAGTGAGTTAAGTTTTTGATTAACAAAGAACTACTCGCTGTTGTTGTAGCGTTAACCATACTGGTTGTCGCTATTCTAACTACTTTTAAGTCAATACCGTAGTCTAAAAACATAGCTGCTGGGTAAAAATGCTCAGCGCTTATATCTGTAGAATCCGGCTCCCCGAATGAATCTACAAGTCCTTTACCAGAACTTACTGTAGTGACATCTTCAGCTGGACCCCAGCGAAAATGACCACAATATGCTCCTGTGGAACTTGAGACCGCAGGAATAACATTAGTAGCATCGATTTCTTGAACCTGTACTCCAGGCGAAACTTGAAATGCCATTTAATTATCTCCTAATTAATTTTTTTATTTCGAAATAAAAAGTTTATTATATTATGAAACAAACGAATCTGTTTCAATTACTAGTATTTATAATTTAGTAAATGTCTACATCACCAACAACGGTCCATATATCACCACCCTGAGTGTATGATTCAGGATTATCTGTCCCATCGTCAATGATACCAAAGGGCACCATGTCATCATCGATCATCTGTTGTTGTTCGTCATATAACATTTTCTTCAATTCTAAATCTGTTAAGCTTTGGAAGTATGGTGTGGTTATAAACCATGAGAACATTACTAAGTTCATCACTAAGTCATCATGTTGACCACCATCAGCCTCGTAAGACTTACCTTTACCAACGAATGTTATTAATTCACCGATTGTAAACTTGTCGATTACTCTTAATTTGTTCTCTTCCATTAACTCTTTAAGGGTTGAACAACCGATTTGTTTTACTTTTCTTGTCATTGTAACACCAATACCTGACGCTTTAACACTTGATTGTGTGAATACATTGGGGTATTCTAGGTCATAATGAAGGGCGTTACATACAATTTGACCCTGATCGTTATTTTCTACGATAACTAAAGCCTCATTGTATAATTTCCCGTATCTTTCTATGATATCAGGAAATAATAGTGGAGATATCATGTTATCACGATATATTCCTACTTGTTTGAATGGTTTCTCTGTAACATCGAATACTGAGAATGTAGAGTAATCTTGTCCTCTACCTCGGGCTACATCGACTGTCATTATGTATGTATGTTCTGGTACAGGTTCTTGGTATAGATGTACATGCTCTCTAGTCCACAAAGCGTCTTGTCCTTGTAATCCTAGTAGACAATTAGCACTAATTAAAGTGTTCCCTGTACCTAAGAATGAATTACCAAATTCTTGTTCAAATTGTAATTCTGATGTGTTTGCTATGGTCTGGGCTTTCCATTTCTCGTCTCTACCAGGCACATCCCACCAATTAATAGTGTATGGTTGATAATCATTCTTCTCGGCTAGACCACCTTCATACAACTTATGGAACATATTCCCTACACCATTAGCTGTAGATGTAATAATTACCTTTGACTTACCACCTGATGTGACAACAGGATATGTGGATGTATAGAACTGTTCAGCGTTGTCTACGAACGCGAACTCATCAAGATATAGGAGATTAACAGATAAACCACGAATGGAGTTTGCACCAGTAGCCGAAGCTATGATTCTACTATCATTTTCGAACTCAATCGAACCCTTATTTAGTACTTTCGTACCAGGCTGTAAGAAGAATGGTACATGCTCTAACATAGTTGTGATACGAGCTAACATCTCCCTCGCTGTCGAACCCTTGTTTGCTAGGATCGCGATTGTTTGTTCAGGTTGAAATAGTAGATACCAGACTAGATAAGCACAAGTTGTGATCGACTTACCCGACTGTCTACACGCTAGTACAATACTAAATCGACTCTCGTCAAAGTGTGTGATTAGTTCGTCCTGATACCCACGAAGTTTAAACGGAACAAGTCCGTCATCAAGTGAAATAATTTTTATGTAGTTTTCAATAAAGTGAGCTGGATTTTCCATACACTTCTTGTATTCTAGGATTTCATGTTCTGACCATTCGGAACTAACACCAGCTCTTTTAACTGATAGATTTCCTAGATATCCTTCATTCTTGTGCATTGTTTTTTAATAATTTTTGTAATTCAGCGGATGATCCAACAAATAGATTGTTCTGGACTTTATCTGGTTGATTATGATCTTTATCTAATAGGTTCATTTTATGTTGTAGATCAATCAATTTTTCTGTTGTTTCACCAACTGTCTTGATTAATTGACCAGCTACTTCATAAACTCTCGGGTGTTCAGATTCCTTTGCTATGTCAAGAATACCGTCTATGGCGTCCTGTCCCCTCTCTACGAGACCGTAAAAGATTTCCCTAGAGTATTTGTAATCATTACCCTTGTCTTTGTCGTTAGAAACAACTGTAGGAAGATTTTTCTCGGCTTGTACGATTTCACCCTGAATATCAAGGAGCTCGTCTAATCTATCATCAACTTTACTCATACTATTATTTATAACTACTTAGGATCGCTCGCTTTGTCGTCTGAATATGTTATATCAGGTTGTTCGAACCATTCTGTTTTTTCGTTGTATGATACCACATCGTCAGGACTAGCGTCAACTGGATTCGGTGTTACTGTCTGATTGACTACTCTACCCGCAGTATCTGTCGAAGTAATCTTACCTGTACCAGATTCCATATAAGTTCTAACTTTAGCGGTTCTAATAATTTCTGATTTCTCAACTGGTCCATATATGTAGTTCTTCATGATAAATTCTAAAGTATATGTCAACACTTGTCTAGTTGTAAAATCACCTTCGTAACTATCTTCTTGATTTATACTGGATAAGATGATTGGAACATCTCTCTTGTCACTCATGTCGGGTACTGTACTGATCGTAACTGTGTAATCGGGTGTAAAGTATGGCATGATTTGTTCTATGATCTGTAACCCATCATCAGTATTTTTTACCATGATACTCAATGTAAATCCTAGATTGTATGGAGCTGGGGAAAACTGTTTTTGCATCTGGTTTGGATTAGTAGAATCAGCTTTCTTAAATTGTGTTTTCTTAGTTAATTTTCTAGAAGCATCGTACTCTATAGAAGATAGTTCAAATCCCATACGAGGTAATGTTGTAGCTATAAGTTTACCATAAGGGTCTGGGGAAGCTTGTAATCGTGCTATCCACTTTGATCTAGGACCATAAGCTAATGGTACTTTCATAGATTTTCCATCTTCTCTTACAATACTAATGTTATTGAATAATGTACCGAATACTGAGACAGCTCTTTTAATTGTTGAATGATAAAAATGATTTCCGAACATTATGTTGATTCTCCGAATGGATTACCTTCTGAGAAATCAATGATTCCATCAGCATCTGATTCAATTTCAAAGTTGAACGCTCCAGGGTCAGTTGAGATCGCTTGATCACTTCCGACTACTGCTATACTTCTTCTAGACGCTAGACTATCTTCAACAACAATATTGTCGAAGGCTGTCGAATCTGTAACTGTACCAGATTCTAATAAGAATCCGTTTCCTGAATCGTCTATAATATTATCTTTACCTGTCGATCCATCTGTTATAACACTTGGTAATATAATTGATGCCGTACCGTCTTCAAAAGCTATGTTGTATCCTTCTTGACCTGTACCAGACATTATAATTCGATCTCCCTCACTCGTACTTTCCATTTTAATGTAAGCCGCACTAGTATCTGTAGCTAAGAAACTATCGTATACTAACGGAACACTTGTATCTGTTGATGTGATATAAGCGATAGATAACTTGTTTGTACCCTCATTCCATGCTTGTACTTTACCTGAGACTACAATTCCTGTATCAGAAACTAACTGACTGACTGTTTCACCGACTACAAAGTCTCTCAATGTTGGTGTATCTCCTAATGTTAAGTCTATACCTACAGCATTCGCTAATGCCATACCTGTATCAAGATCATCAATATTAGTATCAAAGTCTTCACCAGAGAATTCAAATAGATCACAACTCATTTTAAATGTATACAATTTACCTAATTGATAAAAATTGTTTTCGTGTTCTACAAACTTGATTTCGAATAGACTATTAGATAGTGGAAAGAAAATAAGATCACCTTCATTCGGTCTTATTCCTGTAGCTAAGTTAGAGTCTAATGAGACAAACCTTTCCCAACTTCTTTTTGACATGATGAACTCAGCGGACTTTCTAGTCTCAATACCGAACTTAGAGTATAATTCTCCTTCACCTTCAAATCCTTCATTACCTTCAAGATACATTTCGACTTCGTAAGCATCTTCAAATTTAGAATCAGCGGCATCACCCAATATTGTATTTTCGTTGATAACATTTCTCGGTAGATAGAAACAATTATGACCATACATCCGTAAAGATTCTACGATCAAATCTTCTACAAGATTCTGTTCTGTCTTTACAGCGTGGTTGAAATGTACTGATGTCGCCATTTAAATTAGCCTATCATGTCATTGATTGGTAACTCGTATCCTAATCTTAGTTCTTCTTCGAGTTTAGCTATCTCTTCCTTCGCGTCGTCTACTAGTTGTCTTCCGTTTAATGTGACTCCGCCAGGTAATAGAATACCATCAAATTTGATTAGATTCTGTCCCCATTGTAATTTTAGTTTAGATGTGGTATACTTCTTTAACCATACATCGTTATATATGTCTGTGAATGTTGTGGGGTCTTGTTTTCTAATACATTCGATAACAAGATATTCTCCAGCTCGAACACTATTTTTCCAGTCCATATCTACATAGAGACGGTTTCCGTGTTTACTGTGTCTCATAAATGGTTTACCGACTAACATTTGATCTAACATACCTAAATGTTGTTGTACCATTTCATAATGGAGTACAGAAGTTGATTGTAGGTCATACATATCGTGTAGTCTTAGTTGATATCTTAAATCAAACATATTGGATGTACTAGAATTGATATCTAATACTCTGACAACGGACATTACTGATTCTGGTAATTCAATGTAGTTTAAACCTTCTAACCAATTAGTAGCTCCATTATCTGAACCACCTTGTGTTGAAGATGTGAGTGTAGCGTTTGTTAACTGTTTATCGATCTCTGTTTGAGTGATTAGGTGTTTAAGATAAGTTCTTAAAGTACCATCGTAATGGTATTCCTCGAAGAACTGTAATGCATCATCTATTACATCATCCGCTTGATCATCATCAACATTAATTTCTACAACGGGAAACCCGAGTTGTCGTTTACAGTACGATAAAAGTGTCGCCTTACTGTTTGGTGTAGCCATATATAATTCCTCTAATAGTACTATTTATGTCAAATAGAATGTTTAGAGTCTGTATTCTTTGTTAGCAGCTTCTTGAATTCGATCCAATTTATCATTAAGTTTTTGTATAGCATCTAGAATTCTATTCATGTCTTCTGTTAGTTCTCGTTTTGAAACATAATCTCTAGCTATCTCTTCTCTTGTCTTGTTAAGTAGAATATCTTGTCTTCGTATCTCTTCGTGTGTAGTTCTTAACCACCACGCCAGGGGTAACACTATAAGTGTTAAAACTAAATTCCATATTAGATGAGACATTTCAAATTCCATTGTACTATTAATTAGCTGCGATGTAATTAGTTCCAGTCGTAATTGCTGTGGTGTAACTTGACTTATCATCTGAAGCATCTGCTATATTTGGCACTCCTTCCATTGATGAATCATA